CGGTAAAGTCCTTGATGAGATAGCGCCGGTTGTGGTGTGGATGCAGAACAACGGGGAACTGCCGTTCACCCTTGAATGGATATGCCACTGCCCACACGATCGCGCGTGGTATATAAAACGGGTCGATGACGTTGATGACGGCCAGCAAGATGCCAACCCAGATTGAGAGCAGCAATATGAACGTTAAACAATGCGCAGCGCAACACTTCGGCTGGTGGCTTTGCAAGACCGCTTGGATCGAATCCGCCGTCAGTTCGTACAACCTAAAAGACCTACCTAAGGCGGATCGGTCGGTGCCTACCTCGTGGGCAGGTGACCCCCTGTATGTCGACGGCGCAGCACCGCTGTTTGCGCGGACGTCCGACGGTATCGCCGTCATCGACATCAGCGGGCAAATGACCAAGGGGCAGTCGAGCTACGGCGGGACAAGCAACATCATGCTGCGGCAAGCGCTGCGGACAGCGGACCGCGACCCCGACATTAAGGGCATCATGCTTGCGATCGACTCGCCTGGTGGCACCGTGGCTGGACAGCTAAACCTGTCTACTGAGATTGCCCGGATTGCCAAGTCGAGCCCTAAGCCGATCTTCGCCCACGCCGAGGACGGAATGCACTCGGCGGCGCTATGGGCTGGAACTCAAGCCCAGGTATTGACGGCCGGCCCAATGACTGAGGTCGGCTCGATCGGCACGGTTGCCACTGTCCACGACACGAGCAAGGCGGCGGAAGACGCTGGGGTCAAGGTCCACATCATCAGCACCGGCGACCTAAAGGGCGCGTTTATGCCGGGCACTGAAATCACAGATGAGATGCTGGCTACTGTGCAGACGCGGGTCGATGACCTCAATGGGTTTTTCTTAAAGGCGATTCAGACTGGGCGGCGGATGAGCGCTTCAGCCGTCAAGAAGTTGTCCACCGGCGAAGACTGGTTATCACCGCAGGCGGCGGAGCTTGGCTTGATCGATGGCGTCATGAGCGACGAGCAGGCTATGGCCGGCCTGCGACGGGAGATCGCAAAAGTCTCCCGGCAACAGGACCAGGCCCGCCGATTAAGAAATTCAAAGATTAGGCTTGCGTCTCTTTGACCTTCGTGGTATAACTGTAGTACAAAACTAGATCACGTCCTACGAGCGGACTTGGGCAATGCCCTCGCGAGCGACAAGGATTGTGGAGAGCGATTCGCCAACGACGAAACGCGGACCACGCAAACGACTTTTATGTCGGTGCGTTGTCCGCGTTTTTTTCGTGATCGGATTCATGGATGCCCCGACAGTGACCCACTCACTCCAAAGGCAACCAAAATGCTAGACAAAATCAAAAACATGTCGCTCGCCGAAGCGCAGCGCACCAAGGCCGAGCAGGCACAGTTGGCTCAGAAGATCAGCGCCAAGCTGTCCGACCCCGACTTCGCCGGCTCTGCTGAGCGAACCGAATCACTCACTGCTGAGATGGAATCGCACATCGCAAACGCTACGGCCTGCGGCCAGCGGATCACCGAGATCGAAGCCGCCCGCGCGGCAGCGGTCGAACGTGACAAGCGCATTAGCGATCTGAACACGCCGGCGACCCCAAGTGCTGCTGTGCCAACGCCGACACCCAAGTCGCAGACCACGGTCAGTGAACCAGAATTTACCAGCGACCCGATGAAGGGGTTCTCTAACCCCAAAGAGTTTTTCAGCACGGTCATTGGCCTGTCGCAGCGCGACCCCAAGGCCGGCGAAGATCACCGGGTCAAGTATCTCTCGACGGCAGGCACCGACGAGCATACCGGGCAATCCGACCCCTACGGCGGATTGTTGGTCCCGGTCGCGATGTCGCCAGACGTTAGGAGCGTCGGGGCCGATACTAACCCGCTCCTAGGCCGCGTGACGAACGTACCGATGCAAACGCGATCACTGGAAATCCTCGCTCGCGTTGACAAGGACCACTCGACCAGCGTATCGGGCGGCCTCAGCGTTTCGCGTCGCGACGAAACCGACGGGATTGGCAGCTCCCGTATGGAAATGGAAAAGATCACGCTCAAGGCCACGGGTCTGTTTGGTCTGGCATACGCAACTCGTGAGTTGATGCAGGACTCGCCGCAGTCGATTTCGGCGTTGCTCAACCAGGGGTTCAGTGATGAGTTCCCTGCTGCGATCTATAACGAGATGCTTAACGGCAACACGCCCGGCAAGCTCGAAGGCATCATCAATACCCCGGCGACAGTCGTGGTCGCAAAAGAGGGTAGCCAAGCTGCCGACACCATCGTCGGCGCGAACCTCCTTAACATGCGCAAGCGGGCATGGCGTTACGGCGGCGGCTTTTGGCTAGCCAACCAAGACACCTACGTTCAGATCCTCTCCGCGCATACGGCACTGACTAACGACGATTATCCGCTGTTCATCCATGGCAACGGCACCGACGTGCCCGACACCTTGCTGGGCCAGCCGATCTTTTTTAACGAGTTCAGTTCGACGCTCGGCGACCTCGGCGACATCGTCCTAGTCTCGCGACCCGACCAGTACCTCTACGGCACCTACCAGCCGCTGCGGTCTGAAGAGTCCATGCACGTTCGCTTTGAGAACCACGAGCAGGCGTTCAAGTTCTGGACTGAGAACGCCGGCGCTCCGTGGTGGCGTTCGGCCCTTACCCCGAAGAATGGCGCGAACACACTTTCGCCGTTCATCACACTCGCAGCCCGAGCCTAATCATGAAGATTAAGTTTACCCGCAACGCGACACCTCGCGAAGGTGGGACGCTGGAGACTGTTAAAGGCGCGGTGATTGAAGTCGATGGCGCTTCCGCGCACCGATGGATTCGTCGCAACGCAGCCGAGCTTGTTGAAGACAAGCCGGCGACCCTAACACCAAAACCAACCAAGAAAACGAAAGGCATTAAATAATGGCCGTATCAACTGATAATCAACAACTGCGAGCGGAACTTGTTGTCACTGGCTACGACTTTGACCCGGACGCAACCACGGCAACCGACATCGGCTGGATCGACGCGCAAGACGTTGACGCCTTGCTGGTCAAGTTTCAGCGAACCGTGGGCACGTCGGCACTTACTTTCCTGATCGTCGGCAATACGCTTGTTGACGGCTCAGGAACCGACACCACGATCAAGACGATCACGCTTGCTGCACAACCGAACGCGGTGGGCGACATCGCTTTCGGTGAAGTCACTTGCGGGGAAATCCTGCAAGCGGCTGCTGATGCTGGCGTTGAGATTCGCGGCTTGTCTGCGGTCCTGACGTTCGCGACCGGCACCGACGAGGGCGCTGTGAGCTACATCGTCAAGTCCAAGCACACGAAGCTGAATAACACCGCCGACATCGTGGCGTAACAGATTTTCTTTCTCCTCCGCATGCGGCGGTGTAACAACCGCCGCGTGTTTTTAACAATGCGTTACTCTCTCAAACAAACCACTCCGCCCGCTGTCGAGCCGCTCACGCTTGCGGAAGCGAAGCTGCACGTTCGCGTTGACTCGGCCGACGAGGATACGCTGATCGAATCGTACATCGCAGCGGCTCGGCAGATGGCTGAGGCGTACACTGGCCGGCAGTTAATCACGGCGACATCTACGCTTGAGTCCGACGACTTCCCGGGCGCGTTCGGTGATATCAATCTTCCGCGTACGCCGCTTGGCTCAGTGTCGTCCGTCGCTTACGTTGATGGCGCGGGCAGTACGCAGACGCTATCGACCGACATCTATGAAGTGCTGGACGACGACGTTAAGGCTAGCGTCGTCTTAAAGCCAGGCAAGGTCTGGCCAGAAGTCCAGAGCGAGAAACGCAACGCCGTAACTATTACGTTCACGGCAGGCTATGGCGCGGCGGCGTCTGACGTGCCTGGCTCCGTTCGCAGCGCGTTGCTGTTGATTGTCGCCAACCTTTACGAAAACCGCGAATCGGTCATTACCGGCACGAACGCGACAACACTACCTATGGGCGTCACCGCCCTACTTGACACAGTATCGGTCCACCTACCGGTCTAGGAGCTTTTAATATGGCAGATGTAACGATACCAGCAGGAAAGCCAACTCCCGCAGTAGGCACTGTAACTAGGGTATACACCGCAGGGCAATCGATCACCAGCGGAGATGTTGTTTACGTAGATTCGACCGATGCAGGGAGAGTTGCTAAAGCCGACGCGGACGCGGAGGCGTCAGCCCGCGCGGTTGGTATCGCCGTAACAACGTCTGCCGCGAATCAGCCATGCGTAGTTGCCACGAGCGGCCGGCTCGTTTATAGCGGGGCTTCGCCGTTTGTCCAGGGGTTGTCTTATTGGGTATCAACCACATCAGGGGCTATGGCCCC